CTTATAAATAACCATATCACTCCGACCTATTTCCAATAAGTGGAACCAGGCTGGAGGCAACTGATCAAGTACAAAACCATAAGCGATAGAATCGCTAGCCATAGATAGGTCGAGTGTGGCAATTTCGCCTTCCTCGGAACCTTTCAATGCGAGCTTTTGATTCGCTGTTTGGTCGCGTAGATCTAAACCAATACCTCTCAAAATACGTCGTAATTCGAGACCTATACCTTTCTGGTACATACCAGAGATAATAGGCTCGACAACAATACTTCGAAAAGTCTTGCAGTTTTTTGGTACAAACATAAGCTTTCCGAGATGGGGTGCCGCAATGGATCCAAATGTTTTCCGATTAAATTCGGAAGTCTTTGTTTTTTCATGCGCCCCCTTCCATATGGGAAATTCATCTAAGAATGACTCAGCGAAAGGCAGAAAGTTTGTATTACACTGTAGACTGCTCGATAGCTTAATCCTAGGATTAGCTTCGTGCATCTTAGTGCTGGTGTTTGTTCCAGGTCCGAAAGAAAAAGTTAAATTAGAAATGTCTGGCACATCGCCTAAAATTTCAGCTATTTTTCGCCTTGACAGGTACAATACCTGCTCAACGCCGGATTTCCCGGGAGCATTTATTCTAAAACGACGATTAACTTTCTTACATTCTTCTTCGGAAGCTAAGAAACGATCGTATGCAACTGATTCTTTGTTCACGCCCAAATCAATAAAGTCTTGCTTAGAAAGCAGAGCTTGGATTTGACGCGCGTATAAGACGTCAGCTGTATCTATCGGCAACGATTGATAATCAAACTGATAATCAATAATCGCTAAGTAATCACGATCTGAGAAAAGCTTAGAAAGCTTTTTACAAATGTGACCACCTTTCTTAGCACAAACCTGTACTAGCGCCCCGATGATTTTTATGGACTCATCGAGCGTCCTCTTTTTTGTAAAACTCATTGTATTCACCACTAGGTGGAAACGAAGGGTATAAAACCCATCGAGTTAAAAGAGCTAGCTAAAAGGAGGTCTCACGACCTTCTAGCTAGGGACAACCACCGCTGTAAAGAGCTGAACAATAGGCAACGTCGAGATAGCGAAGGAACTACCTGCACTGGCATTATTTAAAACACCAGTAGCAGTAGTAGCACTCGCACCTTGAGCAAGCCCAATTGCTAGCTTTAAAGCATTAGCTCGATCCTGAGTAGTGCTACGTTTATCTGCAAACATTGTAATGATTACAGGTATAACGTAAGCAACCTTTGGAGGAGCTACATAACCAGCGGAGGTACCAGACGCGCCGAGAGTTTCCATAACGGGAACTTCCAGCTTTGTGGTAATCTTGTACGTGCCATTCTTCTGTCTCACCGATGAAACTTCGTAGCGGATTTGCCCTTCTAAGGGTATACCCGCAACGTTAGTACGCCATTTTGGATTTGGCGTATCGGTAATAGGAGTTAAGGTGTACTCGACTGGTGTCGTTACTGTGTCATCTTTGACCAGTAAGTTCGTCATTGCTGCCATGATAGGCCTCTCATTAGTAGATTACTACAATTTTAGGTTAAAAGAAATGATTATTTATGATAACTAATCAAAATGCTGACGCGCCAAAGCTAAAGCATTATACAAATGCTTTGGTGACAGTGCTTTATCCAAGGGTTTAAATCTTGGAAAAGCCAATGGGACTCCCATTGCGGATACTTCGCGGGTCATTTCCACCATTTCACCTTCAGTTGAAGGTTTAATAGGAAAATATTGCTTATACTCATCATTCACGGTTCCCCGGTAGATGCTTTTAATAATCTTTGTAGTCAGACTTCGGCCTTTGAGCCTAGGTATCATACTAAGATTTTCAAAAAAGCTTCCAACTGGGAGAAACCAATCGACAACAAATGAATAGGGAAGTAATTCCCACGCTACAGACCAAGGGTCATCAAGACCCAAGAGACGTGGCGTGTCGATATCCTCTCGGAATTCATAATAAAGATATTGTCGTGCCTTATAAACGCCTGGAATATTCCAGGCAGGCGAAAGACTGGCCGAAAAATGGCCAATTTGAGAAGCAGAAACCCTTAATAGCTCGTTCCTCTGATGGTTTAAAGATGTAAGAACATCGCCCATCTGAGTAACGTCATCTAATAAGGGGACCCAACCGTACTGTATCTCTAACCACCTGTTTGCGAAGTCCTTAGTTGATAGTCGCTTCGGTTTCCGATTTCCCAGAGTATTTCTACTTGGGAGATAAGGATTCCGACGTTTCGATCCACTTATGAGGATTTCGTTAGCAGAGAATTGAGATCCGAGACGCCGTAAAGCATCGCCAAACTGGCAGTGCCTGACATCTCGCGCAGCAAGACCGATAGACTTCACGTTGTCCAATATCATCGAATAAGTTTGACGAGATTGGGCCAACTCAACTGTTAGGTTGAAATCGAAATGTCTGATTTTGTTGACAAGTTTCGATTGAAGTCCGACCATATTGGGAGGGAAAGCAGAAAGACCCGCACCTTGACCAGCGATCCAATATTCATGCCCGAAGTAAACTCCGGGAAGTGATGTATTGGTAACGCTATTCATGTAGTATGGGTTCCAACTGTAAATTTTCTCCCCAGTAGGGCCGAGAGTATATTTGCTATCGGCACCGTCTTGTACCAAGATATAAAACCTTGGCCCATAAAGGGTGCCTTCAACAATATTCTTAACAGTCATTTTGATCACCCTTTATCAAAGGGGTCTGGCAACTTAACAAGTTACCACCGAGAGGGATCTCGGACGGGGTATCGGTTGAAAAACCGATAGGAGTTCCCGTAACTACTCCAACTAGCGAACGTAAAGCCGTTATATCCGGGTAGATAAGTAATAAGACTCCCAAAAAGAGAGTCATATTACACCTGAAATAGAATGTTAAATTCTTATTCATGGAATCTACCCCTCAAATCACTTGAACTAGTGATCCTCTCTTTCAGCAACTGCCGAAAGGAAGCGAGGTCATCAGTTTTGTCAGCATCACCAAGCCGCTTTCCTCTAAAGGAAAGGTTTGGATAACGCGAGACATTATCGAGTTTCTGGCCCACTTGAAGATCGTGCAAAATTACAAAAACCTCCTCGGGACTAAGTCTAAATTTTATATTAACTGAATTCGCTTCAATAGCGCTATCAGGTATAGAATTTAGCGCTTTGTCGAGAAGAGTTATCAGTATCTTTCGTACGACCCCAATTGAGTCCATAAGAATACTCCTTTTAAGTGAATAACGAC